GATGAAGAGTTTACTAGTGTTACAGCTGGAATGGACCTTCTAGCTCGTAACTCATTATCACTATTACGTCAGCAATCATCTAGCTTCTCTGAATTTATTAATACATCAATGACTGGTGTTGAAGGGCAGCTTCAAAGTACTGATACTATCATTCAAAGTTTTGTCGTATCTTGGGAAAAATCTATTAACCAAATGAAAGCTGTAGCCATTGATCTTGGCACTCCTATCGGAGAATCCGCTAAATCCTTTTTTGGTGGATTTGCTCAACAGATCAAAGATAGTTATGAATATCTAACAGCATCATCAGCTGAACGAGATAAGATTATTAAACGGCAAGTAAAAGAATACGAACTACAACAAGCGATTGCTGAATTAAACAAACTTGATCCAACTAATTCTAAAGAGCTTATTAATATTAAGACCAGAATTAGACTTTTACAAGATGAATTACATTCAGAAGTTAAGGTTACTAAAGAGAAACAAGCACAAAATCAATTAGATAAGCTGAAAAATGATAATATATTCTATACTACACAATTAAACAAATTGTTATATATAGATGAAAAAGATAGAAGTGCTGCCCAAAAAGCAAGAATTATTGTATTACAGGAAGAAGTTAAGTTAGTACGAAAAAGTATAGCAGATCAAACTAAGAGAATAGAGCAACAAAAAGAGCTAGAAACTACTAAAGAAAGGATAGTAAAACTCTCTGAAGTTGATTTAGATCTTATTGGTAAAAGTGTTAGACTTAAAGCTGCGTCAACTAACAGTGCTCAGGCACAATTAGAGACCCAGCGTGAATACACAAAAATTATTACTGATGGATTTAAACAACAAGCCTTAGGACTCTCTGCTGAACTTAATGCTGGAACACAAAGAACAAAAAGTATTAAATCAGCTATTAATAATCTATCTGATTACCAATCAGTGCAACAGACTATATATGAATTAGAACTTCTACGTATTGGGGCTAATAGTAAAGAAGAGAAAACAATCTCTGCTATTCAAAGAATTCTACAAGAGAAAGTTGTACCTGCTTATCAGAATTTAGAACAGTCAACACAAGCTGTTAAGGCTCAGACTGAGGAACGCGTTAAGAAGCAAATAGAAGCTTTTGATGTTACATCTAAAACAGCTGCATTAGAACAGCAGGTTGCTGATGGTGAAATCCAAAAGATTGATAGTCTTTATGTAGAACAGCAACTCCTACAGGATAAGTTAGATAAACTTAAGACTGTAGAGGCTAGTGAAACTAGAGAAGCAGAGATTAAAAAGACTACTCTAGAATTAGCACAAGTAGCCCTTGATATTGATAGGGAGCGTGCTAAGCTAGACGAAAAGAAGCAGAAGCAGTACTTAGCATTTGAAAAGTATGCTGCTGATATTCGTAAGGTAGAGAAGAGCTTAGAGTACCAGACTGAACTTGATAAGCTGCGTGAGCAATACTCTCAGAGTAGAGAAGCCCGACTTAGAAAGTATAAAGAAGACCTTAATAGTGGAGCTATTACATTAACGCAGTATGTAAAATTACGGGAACTTGAATTATCTTTATTAGAGAAGACAACACAAGCAACTACTTGGCAGTACCAAACTGCCAAAGCAGGACTTGCAGAACTAGAATCTGGAATGCGTAGCTTCTTTGATATGAACTCAGAGGATTGGTTGGATTTTGGAAATCTAGCTCAAAATATCCTAGAGACTATCTACCAGAAAATGTTGGATCTATTGATTATCCAACCAATTATAGATAGCCTAAGTAAGTCTTTAAATAATATAGGCACTACATCTAGTAGTAGTGGAGGGTCTGATTCTAGTTGGGTTGGGGCTGTTGGTAATATAATTAGTGGATTATTTATGAGCGCTAATGGTAGTGCTTGGGGTAATGGTGTACAAAAGTTTGCTACTGGGGGTGCTTTTACCAATAGTGTTGTTAGTTCCCCTACTTTATTTGGTATGGCGGGCGGAACAGGAATGATGGGTGAAGCCGGACCAGAAGCTATTATGCCTCTTAAGCGTATTGATGGGTCTCTTGGTGTTCAATCTGTACCATCCAATGTTGTCATTAACGTTATCAATGAATCTGGAGAACCAGTAGACCTAGAAAAGGTTAGCGAGGAGATGCAGACTAATGATCGTGATGAGTATACAAAAGTATTAACATTTGTTATGAAAGGTCTTAGAGAGAATCGAGGACTTAGATCTGCAATTAAAACAGCAGCTTCAAGATAAAGGAGAATCTAAATGGCGACCCCAACACCTACTGCGATCCCATTAATGGATCGTATAGCATCCATTGATACGGAAACAGAAGATCTTGCTATTACATCCCCTTTTGAGAATGGATCTGTCCGTGTACGTGCAAGGTATACAAGAGATCGTAAGAAGTATACAATTAAGTTTGCTCCACTATTAGTTAGTGAATTTAATTTGCTTCTTAATCACTATAATACGTTTAAGCAATATAATGTGTGCATATTTGACCATCCTATAGATCTTATACCGTACTATGTACGTTTTGATAAACCACTAAAGTATACTATAGGGGCTAAAGGCGTTAATATTGTTGATGTATCTATTACAATTGTAGAGATATAAAAGGATAACTGATGATTGAGCTAAGTACTGAAGCTATGATGGAAAAGAATAAACTGCTATCTAATAGTGTATTCTTGCTTCTATTAGAAGTTACTATCCCTAATACCGCAACACCAGTTAGGATCATTGCTAACACGGAAGACATTTCATGGAGAGGATATGATTGGATTGCCTTCCCTTTTGATATTGATGATATCAATGAGACAGCTGAAGGCGATTCTGCTACATTAACCCTTAAGATTGGAAATACAGATAGGGTTATGGAGCAGTATATTATGCTGTATGATGCATGGTTAAAATCAAATCCTCATCAGAATATACAAGTTACTATGTATGTCGTAAATAGTAATAACTTAGCTGATACAAATCCTGAAGTTTCCTACAATTTTGAAGTAATATCCTATACTTTAGATAGTCAATGGGCATCTTTCACTATGGGTGGGACAAACCTATTTAACTATAATTTTCCTATTACAATTATGTACCCTAATAGTTGTAGATGGAAGTATAAGAGTACTGAGTGTGGTGCAGTAAGTGCTCTTACGACCTGTAATAAGACTATTACTGATTGTAGAGCAAGAAATAATAGTGGACGTTTCGGAGCATTTCCAAGCTTAGGAACTAGATTTACAAAGGTAGTTTAAATGTATGATTTTGGTAAATATGTTGGTATCCCGTTTACGCAGTATTCTTGCTATCAGTTAATCCATCATATCTACCAACAAGAATTGGGTATTGAGATCCCTACTATTACTGTAGATCCGAATCACTCCAATAAGGCATTTTTTACATACCTAAAGCAAATTAAAGACTCATGGGTTTCTATAGATTTAGATTCTCTTAAAGTCTTTGATGTTATTGCAATGGCTTATATACCAGAGCATCCAAAAGTAGTACAACACTTTGGAATTTATATTGGGGATGGAAAGATTCTCCATACATTAACTAAAGTTGGAGCACATATTGTGCCGATTAATAGTCCAACCATTGGAACTACCATTAAAGGAGCATATAGATGGAAAGAGAAATTCTACCAGCAGAATTAGTAGACACTGAAGATAAAGTAATTGTTGTTCATGTTCTTAATCCATTTGATGCTCTAAATAGCAAAGAGGTCTCTATAGAGGATGGCTATAAGCCACTACATGAGTATCTTATTAGAGATCTTCCAGAAGGGTATGACTTTCTTGTTGTAGTTAATGGGGATGAAGAGGATAATCTAGAGCGGATTATAAAACCGGGCGAATCTATTGCTTTCTTATCAAAACCTGCTGGTGGTGATGATAATAAACTGCTTCGTACTGTCCTAATGATTGTCCTAATTGTTGTAGCCAATGTTTATGGTGGTGCTGTAGGTAGTGCTTTAGGGCTTACTGGAGATATTGCAGCTGCTGCTGGTTCTGCTATCATTATGACTGCAGGTTCATACCTTATTGGGCAACTACTTCCACCTCCTAATCCAGCATTGGGAGGTCTTGGTGGAGTTGCCTCATCACCAACTTATGGTTGGGGAACTCAAGCAAACCCAGTGCAGCCCGGAGGTGTTCTTCCTGTTGTTTATGGAGAAACTAGGGCAGTTCCTACACTAATTTCTAAGTATGTTACCATTAGTGGTGATGATCAGATCCTTAACTTACTATATGCTGTTTGTGAAGGACCTGTTAATGCCATTAAAAATGTTCAGATAAATAATACAGATGCTAGTAGGTATACTGGTGTAGAAATTAGTACACGACTTGGTACTAATGACCAAACACTAATTCCCGCCTTTGATAATACTCGGGTAGACAACGGAGTTAATGCTGAACTTTCTATTGATTATATTACACGAACAACTACAAGTAATATTGTAGACTCTTTAGAGGTAGTTGTTACTGCACAGAATGGGCTTGGTCAGTATCTGGATAACGGTAGTATCGCTAAAGTAACTGTACCAGTGACTGTTCAATATAGTGTATCTGGTTTGAATGATTGGCAAGATCTAACACCAGTTACTTCTGAATATAAAGATGGGACTGAGCATATCTATTTTGACTGGGTTGCTCATGGTCAGTACGTTAAAATCTATAATCATCCTACAATTCCTGATGGATCTGCAGCAAGAATCCAAGCATACACATTAACTGGATATTCAATTGGTACTCTTAATCAGACAGTACTTGGTGTTGCGTACCCAGCATCTAATTGGACTTCTGCTACGTATGATGCCTCCTCTAGTATACCAAGTTGGTTATACCAAGAAGGTCCAGAAGACAGTACACACATTGAAGATGCTAACTTATTTTATATGCCAGCCTCTGAAGTTCCGGGTGGTGTAGTCCAACAGTTATCTGGTAATAGTCGTGATCTTGTTAAGCAACGATTTGTTGCTTATGACCTAGCACCTGAAGCTTACGATATTAGAGTTCGTAGAGATACTGTTGCGTCTACAAATACTAAAGTAGTCGATACTGTAGCATTTAGTTTTTTCACTGAAGTAATCTATGACGACTTTACATACCCAAATACAGCACTATTAGCTGTTAAAGCTCTTGCTACAGAACAACTAAATGGTGCTATGCCATTGGTAACTTGTACAGTTGATCGTGGGGAGATTGGAGGAAGTCTATCTAGCAATCCTGCTGTTGCTTGTAAGGACATTTTAACAAATACTAGATATGGTCTTGGTATTGATCTATCAAATATAGATTTAGTAAAGTTTGCAGAATGGGAAGCGTTCTGTGATGCTAATGGGTATGAAGTACATATCTATTTAGATCAGCAACAAACAGTTCGTGATACCCTCCATATGGTTGCACTTCTTGGTCGTGGTATGGTAATCCAATCTGGATCAAGCTATTCTGTAGCTATAGCCAAAGCTGAAACCCCAACGCAAGCTTTCATGTTTACGATGGGTAATATGCTGAAAGATAGTTTCACTCAGTCATTTATTCCTATTAGAGAGCGTGCGAATCTTATTGAAATTACGTATTTTGATAGAGATCTAAACTATGAGCGAACAACTCTACAAGTAACCTCTAGTGGTTTTGATGAAGCTACTCAAGAAGTCCATAAGACTGCACTAACATTATTTGGTTGTGTAGATAAGCAACAAGCCATTAAGTATGCTAGATTCTTATTGAATCAAAATCAGAAATTGACCATGAGCGTATCATGGGAGGCTGATATAGAATCTATTGCCTGTACAATTGGTGACATTGTTCGTATATCTCATGATGTCCCTAATTGGGGATACTCAGGACGCCTAAACTATATATGGACTACACCTACAACAGAAGAAACAGTATTTGAGATTGGAGTCTATGAGGATGGTGTATACATAGGCACTACAGATACTATGTTAATCAGATTAGATAGATCTATCTTCTATGAAGTCGGCAAAACATACATCATGTATATTAAAGATTCAAATACTGATATTGTCTATTCCCAGCAGTTTACAGTAGCAGCTGATATTGAGACAGATGTAATCCCTGTTCAGTTCTCTGAATTTAGATTATCAGATGGTGATGTATATACAATTGGAGAATTGGGACAAGAGAGTAGATACTTTAGAATCAATACTATTACTAGAGCATCTGATATGAAGCGTCAGATTTCTGCATTAGAGTATATTCCAGAAGTATACGACGATAATGTTGATGTTATTGAACTTCCTACAGTATCTACAATTGCTGAAGTAGAGAACCTCCAAGCTTATGCTTCATATATTATTGGACCTGATGGTCTTGGGACCTCAGTAGTAAACTTAGCATGGTCAGGTACAGCACTAGAATGGGAAGTATGGTACCGCAAAATAGATGAAACTAGATTTACTTTTGGTGGTACTACCAAAATCAGTACATTTAGGATTACAGGACTTGAAGCTGGTGAATATTTATTCTCCGTAAATGGGGAAGTAGCTCCAGTTACAGTATCATATGAAACTAGTATTGTTGGTAATACACCTATTATTACTAATGTAACCCTATTGAAAGATTCAATCGTATTAGAATGGTCTCCACCACCAGAACTATATGGAATTAAATATTATTCTGTCAAGCTTAATGGTGTAGAAATAATTTCAAACTACTCTGGGACTACTTATACGTATACTGGTCCTTTCCCTCCGGGGGACTTTATCTTTGAAGTAGCATCTATTGATGCTTATGGTTCATATAGTGCTTATGTAACTGCTGATACAATCAATATTCCAGCTGTCCCTGACATTTTAAATATTGATGTATATAGTAAACAATTTGGTGTTCAATTCTATATTGACTTTGTTGCTCATGCTTATTTTAGTCATGTAGAGATTTGGGAAAGTACCATTAATGATTTCTCAAATGCAGTTCTACTAACAACAACAAATAATCATAATTATAGAAGAGATGGTCTTCCAGCAATTGCAACAAGATACTATTGGTTTAGGCTTGTAGATACTTATGGAAATTTTGGTACATATTACCCAAATACATCCACTGGTATTGCTGCCAGTACATCAATTGATCCTGATGCTATTCTTGCAGAATTATATAATCAACAGGGCTCGGCTAGTTACTTACCAGTCCTAACTGATATATTAATTACTGGATATATTGACGGGATTCAAACAGTCGGTTTAGATGGTAACTTGGTTGTTGATGGTACAATTGTTGCAGGTAAGATTGCTGCAAACTCGATTACGACAAATGAGCTGGGTGTAATTGGTGTCTCCTATTTTACAAATGACTCTGGCTATACAGATGATACGACTGCAAATGCTGCGTTGTCATTAGCACAAACTAAAAATAAAACCTACTATCAAGATACTGAACCAGCAAGTGGGATGACTAGTGGGGACTTATGGGTTGATACTAATGATGGAAATCATCTATACACGTATGATGGTGCTGTATGGCAAGATTCTCAGGATACTGCTATTACTACTGCCTATAATCTAGCAGACGGTAAGACCTCTATATTTTACACAGATAGTACACCAACGGCTAATAATATTGGTGATACATGGGTAACTATTACAAATAATGTAGAGAAGGTGTGGAATGGTACAGCATGGGTGCTAAAAGATGTGGCACTTGCTATTAATACTAATACTACAACAATCGATGGTGCAAAGATTACTACAGGATCTATTACTACTGATCAACTTTCTATGAATACGGCATGGGCTGGTGTTATATATGATAGTAACGCTGTTGAGGGTAATGAAGAAGCCACATATACTATGAAGATAGATTTTAATAATGGGGAGATCCACATTAAATGAGTTTATATATCGGTAATGATACAGTATCAGATACTATTTTACATGTAACTAGTGATGCACAGGATCTATCAGTTATGAAGGGTGATCCTATATCTACCACCCTATTTCATAGTAAAAGCGAATTATTATCAGCAAAAGTTTATGAAGCAACTAATATTCAATATTCTGATTTTTGGTACTGTGAATTTCCCTCTGCTTTTATAACGGAAATCCTAAGCCATCCAGATTCACTAGCATTTCAAATATTAGTCAATGATGCACCAATTCCAATAAACAATTGGGGATCCAGTACTTATATCTATATGCCTATGATATGGAGTCCTGCGTATTCTATAGCCACTGTAGATGCCCAAATTACACCAGGATATAATATTGGTGTAATAGGAAATGGGGTATATTCTAGTATTACCTCTGCTAAGATTATTGTATATAATTTTACTGTACATGGTGAGATTATAGGAAATACACATAGTGGTGAAGTATTTATAGATAGTAACACATTTACTGTAGGTGGTACAGACCTTAGCAGTATTCTGTATCTATCAAATAAAATAAATAATGATGACACCACTTTTTTTAGTGCTGATGGTACTGAATTACAATTAATTAACTCAGCAACAGGTTTTAGCGGTTATACACTATCTGCTAATAGAGATGAGTTTGGTAATAGCGATTTTGTTATATATAACGGAACTAAGAAAATATTAGATACATCATCTACGCTATTTGTATGTCAGAAAGGAACACCGTTTGTAAAACACTATACCGATAGTGAAATGTGGTTTTCAATAGGGTCCCAGAGGATTTATGACATATACACAATACCGTCAAATATTCAAATGTTGATTGTTAATGTAAATTTTGATGGAAGTCATAATAGTTATAGCTTTATTTTAAATAAAGCTGATATTACCGTACCTTGGATGTCTTTTGTTGGTTACTATGTCGGTTACGGATATATTCAAGTTAGAGTACAAATTGAAATTATCGGTGATTTACTTAGGGTGAAAAATGTAAATAGCGCCTATATTGGTGAGGTAGCTCAGTATCTTAGAGCGCACACATGGACGATTACTGGTTTCAGTAGTTATTAAACTTTGGAAGGAAGCTTAAATGGCATATAACTTAAATCTCCTAAAGAGATCGGATGTACTATTCCCACTCTCATCAACTGATCATGATAACAATCTAGATAAGATCCAAACTGGTATTGATGCTGTAGATAATGCCCGCATTACCCATGAGGCTGATCAAACAAATCCTCATGCTGTAACATCTGTTCAGGTTGGGCTTGGGAATGTAGATAATACTAGTGATGCTGATAAACCAGTATCTACAGCACAGCAGACAGCATTAGATCTTAAAGAGGATGCTATAAATAAAGGTGTAGCCAATGGTTATGCATCTTTGGATTCCTCTGGACTAGTACCATCCGCTCAATTACCTAGCTATGTTGATGATGTTATTGAGGTAGCTACTTATGCTTCCCTTCCAGTAACTGGTGAAACTAGTAAAATTTATATTGTAGTTGCCGATGAAACAAGTGGTGGTGATACGAGTACGTATAGATGGACAGGATCTGTATATGCTATGGTAAGTAATAGCCTAACAGCAGCAGATATTAAATCCCTATACGAAAGTAATGGTGATACCAATGCTTTTACGGATAATGATGCAGCAATGTCATTATCACTCCAATCTGGTGCTATCGGTAGAATCACGCAACCTTTATCAAGCCTTGACCTACAGAACGGCTTCGAGTTCAAGGGTACTGGCAGCGTAACGTTCGACCAACCTAGTGACCTAAACTATATAGACCGTTACGGTAACTGGAAAACCGCTCCTGCTGACGGCACTGGTGCTTTTGGAGAGAATGGACTTGTGAATGCTGTTGGTAGTACGAATCTTGTGACGTATAGTGAGGATTTTCAGGAGTGGGTACAGAGTGGTGCAACAACTTACGCAAATGTAGATACCGCACCCGACGGTTCATTTACCGCTGATGCTATTGAAGGAATAGATCAAACAGATGTCGTTCAGTATGTGTATTCTGTAACTGATAGCGGACAAACTTTTACGTCTAGCGTATTTGCAAAAGAGGGTACTTCAGGATATGTAAATCTTCGACTTGTTGCGATAGGTGGAACTACTCAAGACCAATCACACTATTTTGAGTTTAGTACAGAATCATTCACTAGAAATGATACAGGTACGGCAAAAGTAGAAAAACTTAAAAATGGTTGGTATAGAATTTCTGCTGCATTGACGCTTAATAATACAGGGCAAACTAATACACAGTTACGCCTTGGTGGTTCTATTTCTGGTTTTTCTGGAAATGTTATAGCATGGGGCGCGCAGCTAGAAGAATCAACGTTCCCAACACCATACATTCCCAGCGATGTAACATTCACATCACGGGGAACCACTGGTACTTATTACGATGCAACTGGTACTCTGCAAACAGCTGATATCGACGTAGCCCGTATGAGCTACAATCCTGCTAATCTGACAGCACCGCCTAAGCTGCTGGTTGAGGAGGAGCGGACGAATTTACTGCCGAACTCTAGTGATCTTGAAAATAACACTTATTGGACTGGAACAGCGACAATAACACCAAATGCTGTAGCAGCTCCAGATGGTACTATTACGGCAGATAAAGTAGAAGATATAGATAATGCGTCCACCGAATATAGATATTCAGATGATGCTGCAATTTCAAGTGGGACTACTACGTATACTATGTCTGCGCATCTTAAAAAAGGTACTTCGCAATACTGCCAACTGGAGTTTAGAGTAACAGGCGGAACAACAGCAGTATCCCACACCGTTTATTTCGATTTTGATAATGAAGTCATCACTGGCGATTCTAGTGGTGTAGCTAAAGTTGAACCTCTGGCTAATGGTTGGTTTAGAATATCAACTCAAGTAACAGACAACGACAGCGGGAATGTATTTGCTAGGGTGCTTATTAGACCCGCCACGTTATCGACATCTCTAGATGTGACGCTTACTGGGTATACTTATGCTTGGGGATTCCAAGTTGAAGAAGGCTACTACCCAACAAGCTATATCCCAACCACTACAGCCGCAGCAACACGCCTAGCTGACGTAACAACTTCCGCAAGTGCTACACGCCTGTCGATGAACCTTTACTACCCGGCATACGGCAATGTTCCAGACCTGACTAATGGTGCAACGTATCTTGTGGAGTTTGTGCCAGAGTTTACTGCTACAGGGGCAGTAAGATATGTAATGAATACTTATACTGATAGCGCAAGTTCGTTTGGGCTTTATTTCAACTCAGCAGGTGATTTGGTAGTGCGGTATGTTCAGAGTAGTGTGGTTGAATCTGGGATTTCAACTATTCCTGATTTAAGTGGACAAGTAATGAAAGTAGCATTGCGATATACGTCTGGACAAATAGAGACATTTCTTCAAGGGTCTAAAATTGGAACCAAAGCCGTGTCAACAAACTTGCCAGTTATTGACGATACTACCGCAGTAAATCTAGGTGCTGTAAGAACTGATGTTACATCATCAAGGCTACCTGCGCAATTCATCAGTGACAAGTGGTATCCTAGAGCACTTACCGATGAAGAAATTCTATTAGTACATGGAGGCTAAAATGAACTTTCCTAGTATAAAAGATATTTACAGTGGGACTTATACTCCTATACTTACTAATGACACGAATATCACTGCGTCTAATGTTGCTACATATGGTGAATGGACGTACACCAAAATTGGGAATGTAGTTACGGTATCTGGAGCAGTAGCAATTACACCAACTGTTGCTTCTTCATTATCTACGTTATATGCTACATTACCTATTCCCTCAAATCTTACCTTAACGGGAGATTTAGGTGGTACTGGTTCGGATAGACGTGGCAATGGTTGGAGAATTTTGGCAGGTACAGGTATAGATGGTGCTGTTATTACCGGAACACCATCACTAGATACACTTGAGCTTGTATCTATTACTTTCCAATACAGGATTAAATAATGAAAGACTTAATCACGTTCGCACCGAACATTCCAGCACTTATCGCAGAGTTGGAGCAGGTAGCTCCCCAATACATCGTTACCGACGAAGTGACTGGCGAGAAAACCTTCACGGTGTGGCATACTCCTATCGTCAAGAACGAAAACGGATCGCTTGCACTATCCCGCGTCACTGCCGACGGTGAAGCACTTATCGCTTCCATGACTTCAATCAAATCACTCGGAACATACGACGAAATGTTTGCCGATCCTGTTGCGCTTGCTAAATACAAATTAGTCTATCCGTATGATGTTCCAGTCGAATACACCGATGAAGACGGAGTAGTTCGACAGTACATGCGTCCTGAACGCATTGGAGTGTTTGCGTGAGGATGCTTATAATGACAGTTATGACATGGCTTATCACCTTATGTGTTATGCCAGTATTGTTGCTATGGGGTATATTCCAAATCGTACAAGGTCGTATGCAATCTACATATTATCTTCGTAATCTTGGAATCGCTCATGACCAATTGTGGTCAGCAGCATTAGGGTATAACCCTGATATTACGATTAGTGATATCATTGGCAGGAAACGTGAGGAAGGGTCCAAGTGTGCTACTCTCTGTTGCAAGTTTCTCAACTGGCTATTTGATCATAAGGATCATTGTAAGGGTGCTCATGAGGCAGATGAAAAACTTAGGATGTAGCCTAAAGAACCTACAAAAATAAAATAGTTAGAGTATATAGATGCTTTTGCTTACACCACATTAAAAATTCAAGGAGATACGGTGGATATGGAATTATTAAAGGATGCTTTCTTTATTGTTGGAGGTGTGGTTACAGTGGTTGCTGCATGGTCCGCAATAAAATATCAGGGTATTGCTAATGCTAAAACGGTAGCAGAACTCAAAGAGGACATAAAGGAAGAAAGATCTACTATGTGGAAGCGAATTGATGAAATGAGAGATAAAGACTCTGATTATGAGGCTCGTTTGCGTCAAGCTCTAGATCTTGATACTGCTGAGAAGAAATTTGTATCCAAGGAACTTTTTGATTTACGGCTGAAACAATTTGACCTAGATCTTAAAGAGAATAAGCACCTTAATCAGGCAACACTGGATGCTGTACAATCACTTACATCACTGGTGAATAGTATGCGTAAGGATCTAGAACGCTAAGGAGATAGTATGACTATCGAAGATAAATTGAAGGAGCGCCGTAGGTATGTACTTGCATCTTTCCTAATGATGTGCATAATGCCATTGAGTGCTGTTGGACTTAAGCTCTATGGGATTAGCGTATCTGATCTAAGTGGAATCATAGGTACAGCATCAGCTACATTTAGTGCACTTATTATAGGACACTTTGCTACAACCCCAAAGAACACTGGGTAACTAAAGGAGCTTTAATGACGATTTTTGGAAAAATGTTTGCAGCTTTAGCTTTAATATCATTTTTTATTAATCTCACTATTGGCTATCTATATAGTGAGAATAAAGAAAAACTAGAATTAATGCTTACAGATAATGCAAGAGTAAAAGCAGAGCAGCTCCTCTGTGAACAACAAATTGAAATCCAAAATGAAACAGTAGAGGCTATGGCTGTTGACTACGAAAAACGCCTAAAAGAGCGTAAAACTATTACAGTATATGATGTACGGGATCGTATTAAAGAGGTCCCTGTATTTGTAGAACGTAATGTTACTAAGGAAGAATGTAATGAAGTATTCCATACTATTGACTCTATTCGTTATCTTGGGCTTTAGTGGTTGTACGACTAAAGAATATGTTAAAGTCCCATACGAAGTGAAGATCCCACAAAAATGTTATGTACCAAAAACAAAATGTGCCTCTAGGGATCAGTTGAATGATATGAATGCAAGTTCTATTGTTGAAGAGATGTATCGTTGTATTCAACAATACAAAGAAGACGCAAAAGTCTGCCAATAAAGGATACCTATGGCTAAATTTAAAGACACGGCTATAACCGTAAAAGATTATTTTCTATCTTATTTTGCTGATGGAGCTTCTAGCATTGATATGGGAGTTAATGGCTCAGTAACTCCAGTAGATTTCACTGTATCAGCTCCAGCTGGATATGATATTCTAATAGGTGAGATTAGTTTGTATATGGAAGCCGGTACTGCTTTCAATGATACCACATTTTTGAATCTCCCCGCCTTAACAAATGGGGTTGATGTAATCATTGATGGTAATGTGGCTGCTACCTTTAAAACGAATCTAGATGTAATTATGTTTATGCACGAGGTAACATCTACAGAAGTTTTAGGAAAGCTTACAAGACAAATGGTTGCAATTTGGAATGCAAATGCAGGAACTGTAGCTAAACCTTTATGTATTAAAGATAGTATCACATTAAGAATTCAGGATGATCTCTCGGCTGCTGGTATTAAATTCTATGCCGTGCTTCATGGTACTAAGCGTATTGCTAAATAAGGATTACCATGCCTAACTATATGAATACATTTATTCCATCAAATCGGGCCATATCAACATATCTTCTAGACTCTGGAGATAGCTTTGATATGGGAGTTGATGGATCAGTAACTCCAGTAGATTTTGCATACAATGTACCTAGTGGTTTTAAATTACATATTGGAGAAGTTGCTACTTACCTTGAGGACACCACTGCATTCAGTGATGCCAATTTTGCCGCACAACCACCACTGACAAATGGTATTGCTGTAATTATTGATGGTGTGACGATTGCTACTATTAAAACAACCTTAGATTTTATTATGATGTTTCACCATATCGAAGGTACAGAAGCCTTAGGGAAGACTGAACGCCAATTTGTTGCAACGTGGAGTGCTAATATAGCATCGACTGGACGCCCATTTGAAATTAAAGACTCTTTTGTATTTAGAGTCCAAGATGACCTATCAGCTACTGGGTTTAAAATGAATGCAACTCTGCATGGATTCTTAACAGTAGAATAAGTAAGAAGTTAAAAGGATATTTATGGATTTTCTATATGGATCATTATCAAATGATATTAAGGCTTTAGATGTATTTTCAGTAAATTATGACGGTACATATTGTGGGATTGCTAAAAAATACTTTAGCAAATGGGAAGGCTGGAAAATGCTTGAAAATGGGGAGAGTCAATTAGTTGTTCAACAAGCAGCTATTAACTTCTATATGGTATTCTTCTTCTTCCATTTAAAACTTGATCTACTAGATAATCCAACTATCCGATGGGCTCTTCTTAATTTTGCTACAAAACATGGGAAGAAAAAAGCTATCTCTAAGATCGAGCAAGTAATTGGAATTCCTCAAACAGGACGTCCATCGGCAAAGCTTATGGAGGCTATCAATAGACTTCCAAAAAGTACAGAATACAAGCTACTGCTTGAGATGATTGAATTCTATGCTTTTACTGGAAATTATGAAGAAAGTCGATGGGTAATTGACCTATTCAGAGTATCTACAAAAAGTTAGGAGAGATTATGGGAGATATTAGTACAAATTTTAGTAGGTATGAATTTGCCTGTAGTTGTGGCTGTGGATTTGAAGCAGTAGATGTCGAACTACTGGAGGTTCTAGAAGATCTACGTGCCCATTTTAATGTGGCAGTTACGATCAATTCTGGTTGTAGATGTGATAACCATAATAAATCTGTTGGTGGGGCTAAGAACAGTATGCATACCAAAGGGATTGCAGCTGATGTTGTGGTTAGTGGTGCAGATGCCCAAACTGTATACAACTACCTAGATACTAAATATCCAGATAAGTACGGCATTGGGCTCTACTCAAATCCTGATCGTGTACATATTGATGTACGGAGAAGTAAGGCTCGCTGGTAGCCTTACCTAAAGAATACTGGTAGTATATTAAATATGTTCCCAGTATGTGTGAAAGCTCCGACTGTTTGGCTTGGAGTCCCTAAGGTAAATCCACTAGTTGCTGCATAAGCATTTGGATTTACTAAAGCTCCATTAATAATTTTGATGCCGCCAGTTGGTAATTCAGAAACAGAAAATTTATGTAGATGGCCTTGCATTAGATGCGTAGGGCTTTGTCCATAAACTTGCTTAAATCTCTGCAATACATTCAAGTCATTACTTGTAGCTCCCCTAAATAAATCCCCATGATGAATACCAATATACGTATTATCTTCTAGGTAGAATGCTGCAAGACCTGTAGTGCTAATAGTCACATTCACCTTATCATGAAGTTTTGCCTCTAGTAAATGCCCTAGAATATATTCAATATCATAACCTTTTGCATTTGATTTGATTTTCTCGGAGAGTCTTGAATGATTTCCATTCACGACAACTACAAAGACTTCATCATAACGATCTACTAGACCATTAATATGTCCTGCAAAAATATCTACTAAGTCTACTACAGCTTTCATTGTAGGTTTAGTGGTAGCCTCTAAGGTATCGTGAATAATGCCATCAATTAGGTCCCCAGCTAGAACTACAAGTAGTCTATCTTCACCACAGTTTAAATTGCTGACTTCACTAAATACTTCTGCAATCCTAATCTCAGTATCTTCCCAAGAGTAATCACCTAATCCTGTATCATCATTAGAAATAGAGGATTCTGCATGTACATCTGAGAACAATGCAAATTGAATCCCACAAGTGTTCTGACGATTTAATGGGGGAATTGCTGGCATCAATACTCTAGGTTTTTCTAGAGAATCACCCAAAGCTTCGATAATAGCTCCAGTTATACTATCTGAAGCTCCTTGCTTTCTGACCTCTTTACGATATGAGTTAAGCATATACCTAGCTTCTACAAGCGCCTTTTCTTTATTGAATAGCTGGCGAGATAGATAGTCACACTCTTCCGACTTTCCTGCTAGTTTTTCCTGAAGCATACTCTCAGCACTCTCACTAAATCTAGTTACGTAGAGTGAGTAGTCATTAGCTCGATGCTCTTTCTGAAACCGTAGGTTCAGTGCAGATGCAATCAGTCTAATTGACCATTCTGTTGTCTTCATTGCTTCAGCTATCTCTGAACGTGTATACCCTTCAACATAATAAGTAATGAAGGAATCTATTGAAAGATTGTACTGCTCTTCAAGATTCTCAATGAGTTTTTCTATTTGTGTCACAAATTATTCCTTATGTTCATTTTGGTACGTTAGCCAAATAAAATAACTATCAGCCAAATCTGATAATCCTGTAGTCTTTTTAACCCCACAGGTATCTTTAAAGAATGTAATTACATCCTCTGGTAGAGCATCAATCATATCCTGTTTAGACGCTTTACCAGACCCAGCAGTCTTCTTTACTTGGGTTGGTGGGTACACTTTATATTCAATCCCAAGATGAGTAGCAATTTCTTGGATTCTAAAAAATAAAGCTGCAAGAGCCCGCACAGATGTGGAAGCAGATCCGTATGGAAGTCCTTCCATCAAGATTACGTCTGGCTTAATGCTTAGAAATAAAGCTGTAAGTTTGTACGCTACATCTATTAACTGTGCTGTAGGGTCTTTAATATCTTTTGGTGCTCCAATAATCAAAGCCTTATCTAGCATACCATTAGTGTAAATAGTAATACCACTCTGTCGAAGAGACTGGTCAATTGATAGTACTCTCATAATACTCCTTATGTTTTAATTCGGAGCTGAGAAAGTCTTTTATCAGCCTCTAAAATTATTGCTTCTGAGAATTTGTGATTATCTCGCATGTAACCATATAGAAGGTCTTTAATTGATGTTCGATGCTCAAGGATATCAGAGAAAGAATCATCAACTTTAGATCTACCAATTTGAGGTATTGGATCTAGGATAATATTCTTATCTTTCAGATCTCGAAGTCTTACCAGATTTTCTGGAGTATCTTTAACCGATAATTTGTATAAGTTGGTCTTACTGAGATTTTTGATAGCAATTAGGCATTCATCTACACTATTGTATGTTAGCTTAATTTTATTTGGTATATCCAAGAAGTGCCTTGAGATTTCCAAAGAACTGCTGACTTTAATATAACCATGCTGCTTAGCTTTAGGTATTACATAGGTAACAGAGCTGGGGCTAGCTGTATACATACAATTAGCAGACAGTTTTAGAGGTCTATGTATATCCCCAAGGATAACAGCTTTATGGTTAGTATAGAGCTTCTTGATATCTACTTCCTCTTTAATATAAGGCTCAATTGTACATCTAGCATGTGTAACTAGAATTTTGTCGTGAGCATCCTCAGAAAATTTACCTTTAGTATATGTATGGATACTATTCCAAGATACTATACGAATATGCTCATCTAGATCTAGAATTCCATCAATGTAGGTAAAATTTGTATGGGGGAGATAATGGAAGCAGGAGTAATCATGATTTCCGGCAGATATATAGATTCTATATATAGAACTTAGTCGGTCAATCATATGATAAAAGATTTTTATATCATCAAGAGTAGGGCGGTTACGATCAAACGTATCACCATTAAAGATTAGAATGCTATTAACAGATTCAGTTTGAAGTAGAATCTCGACTAAAACTTCTATACGATTCTGTTCATACAGCAGATTTGAACTGTTTATATGCAGATCACTAATTATACTATAGGCCATAGGAACTCCTATGACCCAAAGACCAACCGATAGGCTGATAAGATTCGGTAATAGAGAATCTGAATGTCAGCCACAGACGTTGGTGGTGGAGATACATCAATTGCTGCAGAGTATTCTCTCAGTAGCATCTCATTATCAGATAGAATAATCATTGGAATACTATCTGCATTACAGACCTCTTCGATATACTTAATCTGGTTAGGTGTAACTACTGCAATCTGTGCTTCTGAAATTTCATTAGAGACTTGAAGCGTATCTGAGTTTTTGGCATCTAATTGTACTAGCTTATTAGCGATCATATCCATTAGATGAGATCCAGCCGGATTAAAGTATACTATACACTTACCCATTATGGCCCCTTATAAAACGAATGGGATTAGTCTTCCCATTCGTCATCTGTAGTTGTAGATGCTGTTTCTGCAGTATCTGGAGAGGTTCCATCATATGTGTAATCTCCTTCATCATCATCAGAAAATCCAAGATCATAAGAACCACTAAGTTTGAGTACTTTAATACCATTGAGGCGTAGTGTCAAACCTTGGAACATGCTAGTAGCAATCAGTTCAGGTGTTAGTGAGAGACGGATATCAGAGCCGTTTGGCAGCTGGTAGTCCTCATCTGGAGTGAAACGCTTATTATCAGCACCTACAAACTGTGCTGGATACTTCATTCCCGTTTTTGCTTTCAGGCGGTAGTAACCTGTAGAGTTACCATCAGAATCAGTATCTTCTTTAAAAGGGATACTAATGGCTTTTGGGTCCATTCCGATAACATGTGCATTCTCTGTAATAAATGCTTTCAGTTGAGCTTCAAGTACTTTCTTGTTATCAGCGGATAGTACAATACTTGCTTCTTGTTTTGTAGCGTCAAACTGACTTGCCTGAGGTGCGCTAACGAATAGTGCTTTTCCTGCTGGAGTTACGATTGTATTACCACGAGCTTTTTTGATTTCTACTTTCTTTGCCATTTGGACTTCCTTTGTATATTATGTTTTATTATTTTGATTAGCATTTGCAACTTATTTTAGATTCCGATTGTTCACGTTATTTACTTCATTCATTCCCCTCTCAATTTTAATGTAACATAATTATACCATATGTTAGCTTAAATTTAGTTTAAAGATGGATTGGTCTTTGAAACTCAACGAATGGTAACGTATAGTCAAGCTTAACTCCATTATGGGAGCCAGTCATAAGATTGAAGATCAATACATCCCCTTCTTTTCGTACATCCCAATCATCAAATTTAATCTCAAATGGTAATGTTGTCGTCCCTACTGTCACGTTAGGAAAATTAAATGTTGTTATTGGTACAACAAATGATTCTCTACGGCACTTAGTAAACAATCTGATTGTAGTTAAGCAGCTACGGCATATACCACTATGGGTAGACTTTCCACAGATAGGACATTTACTATTAGACTTTGTGATATTGTCAATACTAAAAGATAATGAGGTGTAGCCTAAGAATTCTCTAAGCTCTCTTTCAAATACTTTCACTGTAATACCCAAAGTGCTGAGTGTGTTCTCCAATAGGTTAACTACATATAGCTCATAAGGCGTAATATAGATCCCATCAGAGCCACTATAGTATACATTCAAGATATTATTGACATTTACATCAGTATCGTTACTAATGATATAATACTTACTGTGGGCAGCGTCTACGTAGATATAGCGATTTGCTAGAGATAGTAAATTCTTTATATCCTTATCTGCACAAAGATCTTTAAGAGCTTTAATCTTGCTAGCTGTACTCATAGAGGTATCTCTAATATCCATTAGCCTTTGTATTTTATAGGCTGGAATTACCATAGTTGCTCCTTATAGTTGTGTAATAACTGCTGTAGAGGTGTTACAATTCTTTGTCATTGTCAATCTATAGTCAAATGGTACTGCATCCATCTCACTACCATGTGTAATAATAAAGCATGACTGCCCAAGACCCTTAAGATGATTGAATAGCATTTCAAGCTCTTTAATACCAGAAGCATCAAAAGAACTGGAAGCCTCATCAAAAACTAGATAGTTTGTTTCACAATTGCTCACAATACGCATGGCATCCAGCATAGAGATTAGAATCAATAGGCTGAGTCTAGTACGTTCACCATTTGATAGGGTCTCTATTGGTGTATCAACCTTTTTATTATCAACTACTGTACTTACTACAATACCCATACCTAATCTATCATTTACTACAGATACCTCAAAATGGCTCATATTTATTAATGCTGAGTACTCTGAGATTTTAAATTGCACTAGCTCAAAGAACCTATCGAGCATCGACTTCACTACATTACCAGCTTTGATTTCTTTTCTGGAAGAGTACAAGAATTCTTCAAGCTTCTTGTGCTTTATGATTTGCTTTTTTGTAGCTTTTAATTTAGCCTCAGATTCACTTGTATCTATAGTTGATACAGATTGTACATTTATTGCAATCTCAACTTCTTTTTCAATCTTTGAAAGTCTATCCCGTAACTCCAAGATCTCTGCTTGCATTCTAGACTCTACAGGTCTCCATCTTGATTCCAGTGTATTTATCTCTACTTGTACATCTGATTCTGATAGCTCATGGGACTCTAATTTTTGTGTTATGTCTTTAATTGTACTTGGATCTACTAATATAGATCCACATACTGAACATACACCAGATTTTAGGATTCCTTGTAGTTCTTGTATGTATACCCTAAGCTCTGCTTGTTGTTCTTTTAATTCTTTAAGTCTTGGTGTGATCTTATTCCTAGCACTCTCTAGTTCCAATACTCTAGAACTTAGAGTCTCTTGATATACTTCATAGTCTTCAGATAGGCTCTCTAGATCATACTTTTCTTTGATCTTCTCTAATGATGCTTGAGATTCTAGTGTGCTAATACTTGCATCTAGTTCTGCGATCTCAGAGCGTACCTCTTTTAGTACTGTAAAAAGTTCTTTATCTAACTGCTGTAACTCAACTACTTGAAGTATATCATTGAATAACGTAGGTTGTGATAGATTCTGCGTTAATTGGGCTACAGTATTTCCTGTAATGAAATGTGTAAGCTTGAAGGTACTGTACCCCATACCTAAAATCTTTTCAATCTCAGCTAGTACTTTTGTAGTTCCAGATATTACCTTACCATTAGATGATAGTGTCATGCGTTTTGTAGATCTATCATTGGTAACGATGTAGTCTACTTTTGATTCACCAATAACTACACTAAAATCTAATATCAATTTGTATGGTTTCTTTGTATATCTATTACTTACGGCATCTAAGGATGCCCCATAGAAATCCTTATTATATAAGGCCATTGTGATTGCTTGGACTATTGTACTTTTACTAGCCCCATTAGATATATAAGAACCATCTTTATTCTCCCCAACTACACTATAGATACCAGCTTCAAAGGTTAGGCTGGCTTTGCTAATAGCTTTATAGTTTGAAATCTCTAAATGGTTAAATACGATCATACTGTGTCCTATAGAATGGTGAGTCTTTCTTTTTGGTTGCGTCTGGGTATAGCTCTGCATATTCAGCTCTAAGATTCTCGATAGCTTCTAAGTGTTCTGGAAGAAGCATAGAAACTAACTCATCAGCTTGTGTCTGCCCGTATTTAGGCATTGACCTATTACCATTTATCACATCTAGGATAGCACCGTATGTTTGTTTAAATTTTATTGATAATGAACTACCAAATGATAGGTGCGGTGGAATTGGTTCTGTTACAAGATCTCCAATATAAGGTACATGAACGCTACCAGATTCTACCAGCAACTGGGACACTGCTAATCCAAATGTCTGGCTTAGGTGTGTGGCTTCAGCTTCTGTTATCCCTAATAGCTGTGCTAGTCTCAGAGGGAGAGCCCTTGGGGTTGTAAAGGCTCTTGTCTCACTCTTACCAGCAGTGTGTTGTGTATTGCTGAACTTATCTGGATCTTGCATTGCATACCTCTCGATAGATATCATAAGTTTCTGGTTCCAATTCAAATGCTCCACCAAATACATTAGTATGCTGAGAAAACTTGGAAGCGATGGTAGAAGCACAGATGTCTTCATCGATCTTATCAAATTTCTCTATACTGCCAATTTCTTCCATAAGTGTAGATTCTTGATATGGGGTCAATAGGGATGTATCAGACATAATCCTACCAAGCTTGATATTAATATCAAATAACCCCTTGAAGTCCTCAATACCAGCATCTTGATAAAGCTCATGTATCGTATGCCTTTTATTAGAAGCTCCAATATCCTGATAGAGTGCATCTAAGGTTCTAATCTGCTCGTCATAACTCATAGAATCCAATGGAATTTTACTAAGTACTTCAGCAACCCAAGTATTATATGAGGTTTTACCAAAGAACTTAATTCCATGTAGGCCATCACTAGTGTCTCCAAGTAAGGCCTTCTTCATTAAGAAGTGTCCTAACGTCGTACAGCCACTATGCTCAATAACTTTTCTTTTAGTATATAGCTTGTAAGTCCTAGGATCAAATATAGCTGCTTTATTACTCTCAAATACAAATTGGAACCAATCTTGATCTGCTGTAATAAAGAGGGTTTTCTTTTTCTCTAGGAGCCCTAACAAGATGCCTGCTAGGTCATCAGCTTCTACCCCCGGAACTCCTACAGTATTTATCCCAAGATTCTTAGCAATGTCTGGAGTAATATCCTGATAATCTTTATTAAACTCCTCATGAGTTTTCCCATAAGTCCTGTGCCCTTTGTAAGAGGGGAGCAATTGAAGTCTATAGGTAGACTTCCCAATATCATATACAAATATGATTTCATCTACAACTCCTACAGTGGTTTTATCATGTAAGTATTTTATAATCCTTGCTAGATCATCAAATAGTGACACGATAGGTTTGCTTCTGTGTTGTGTGTTATATGCCATTAATTTACTATCTACTATTAATCTAATTCCCATAATACTCCCTTTAGTTATCTATGCGGGTACAAGAAGAATATTAATACTACCTATAGAGTATATATGTATTCCTGCTGACCTGAAGTAAAATTATAACAAAAAGCTTATTAATTGTCAATATAGAAATTACATTAATATATCTACTTAAGTTTTAATAAAGCCTTTGATGGTGTCAAATAGTTCCTGATCGGAAATGTAAGGTTCACATCTCTCTAACAGCTTCTTTGCTTTCTCTAATTGTTTGCTTGCTTCAAAGTATGGATTTACTATTGGCGAGCTCATTATCTTGTTGTATTCATCCGTGTCCATGTCACTAATTCGATCTAAAATAGTACTCAAAATATTCCTTTCTAAATTTGCCCTAGGACTGTTTTTATCCTTAAGATGACCCATAGGTCTATTAAAGTTATTTCGTCCCTTCTAGGTGTCTTAAAACGACGCTCACAGCATACTATGGTTACATACCTTCTTGTAGGTACTGGTTAATGTCATCAAATCCAGAATCTTTTAATTCTTTTATGATGCTTAATGGTTTTCCGATTGGTAGATACTGTCTCCAACTATCCTTAATTTTTTGCCACCCATCAAATCCAGATTGCACTGGATCAAACCCATTAATAATTTCTGATGGGCTTAATGAAAGCAATCTGCCGACTTTAGTTGGTGATGGTCCAGATAGTCCAAAATTGCATACTGCTGCATAGCCTAATTCAATGTAGGACAGTGCATCAAATACACCTTCTGTTAATATGATAGGTTTTCCTATAGCCATACCAGAATTATGTATGAAATCTAAAGGATACAGTATATCCTTTGTACTCATTTTAGAGGATCTAAGATATTTTGCATTAAGATAATTAGCCTCAATCTTAGGTTTTCCTGAAGGTTGGTGTATTCTAGCATCAAATCCTAGGACAGTTCCGTAGATATCTTTAATAGGAAATACAATCCTTCCTTTGTATCTACCAGTACTGCAGTAGTATACACCAAGTTGTTCCAGCAGTTCTGAACTAATTCCTCTAATATCGTAAGTAACATAATGATCTATAGGAGGTAATAGATAACTAAGATCCTCTACTTCTGCTGTATCATCAGTGTCCCACTGATCTAGCAGAGAGGAGTATGCTGCTGATCTTTCAGTTTCTGGGTCAATTTTGAGATCTTCCCAAACTCTACGGATATGTCCAGAAAAACCACAACTAAAACAGTAAAAAAGGCCTGTATGGGTATTAATAGAAAAACTAGGATTCTTATCGTTATGCTCTGGATTTAGGCAAGTACAATTTACCTCGTCCCCTCTTACTTCGTAGCTTACTCTTAGGTCTCTCAGCTTGCTTATGATTATATCTTTGTACATCATCAAATTCCTGTTCATATTCCATCATGTATTCCATATAGGCTAATTGTAATTCCATTTGTTCTTGTTTTTGTTCTTGGTAGAATTCACTTATTCGGCTCATGTTGTAACTCCTTTAGTTCTACGTACCCAGCACCATATAGGACTTTATCTCTAACTTCCCCACAGACTATACATTTAGATGTTACTACAGTTGATGGGGCACAACCATTATATAACGTATCTCGAGAATGATAAACATGTTTAGGCTCCCATTTATGCCCTAATAGATAACAACGTAAGCCCATGATATTCCTTTATTTATTTTTTCTGTATTTCCAGATTAGATATAACCATACACTATTGACTGTAACAATCACTAATCCACCTGCAAAACTAAACCATTGGTCTAATGACGGGTAATAATGTAGATTCCATAATCCCCATACAGTAAAGAATACTGTTGGACCCCAATGGATTCCCTTGATCTCTTTATGCTTATAGATCTCTAGTACATTCAGCAGTAAGAGAAATCCTCCTATTAACTCGAATAGTCCATTAATGATGTCATTCGTCATTATAGACCTCCCAGTTAATTGCATCTAGCAGTTCTGAGCACTCTTTCAGGCTATCATAGTTTCTTGCTGCAGCGTATACTAATTCATCAAATAATATATCTGCGAACTCACCAAAGGTCTCAGGAGTTGGAAACACACCACTAGAAACCTCATTGGTCGCTAGATGCAATGCCAAAGTTTTAAGAATCTTATCTTCTACCATTATAGCTCCATTACAAATTCGAATTTCATGAATTGGAATTTCTTATCAAGAAGGATTTGCGCTCTAGGAGCATTTCGGTTTTTGAGGATATAAAGTACTGCCGGTTCTGATTCAGCCATTTCTGATCCTTCTGCTTTCTCTGGTGTATGTACATACATCATTAGTGTCGCACTATACTCTAATTCCTTAGAACCTCGTGTGCGAATGATAGGGTATTCACCATTCTTAGGTGCTTTCTCTAGGTCTACTTGTGCAGCACTTACAGATATGACACCAATTCTCATTGAAATTCTATGAAGATCCCTTGCAAGATCTGTAAGTGCCTGCCAACCACCAGAAGAGTGTTTTGGTGCTGATACAAGATTCATATAATCAATATAACAAATATCTATATCATACAAGGATTTTTCTGTATGGATAAGGGTTAGCAATTCCTCACTATCCAGTGGATCATAGATGATTCTAAACTTATTCGGCCTATCAAAGAAGCCTTTCATAGTATCAGAAACAATCTTCTTTTCCTCCTCTGATAATTCACCCTTAATAATTTTATTAAATGGGATACCAGTTAGATAGCTTTTTAATCGCATACCGAGAACTTGTGGGGATAACTCTAAAGATACAAATAGAACTGAGTGTCCTGCTAAGAATTGATTAGCTGCTGCTTGTAGCATCAATAGACTCTTACCGCCACCACTAGAGCCTGCAATGATTGTTAATCCAGCAACGCCAGTGATAATATCATCTAATCCATCAATACCAGAAGTAATAATCTTTGACATATCTGGTGCATCCATAGCTTCAGAGAAGTCAGTAGGTTTTACCTCAGATAGATTTAATTGCTCTACCATAGTATTAAAAATAGCCCTGACAGAAGCAGTATCTTTTGTCATAGCTTTTTCTGTTAAGGATTTGATATTATTATCAATAGTAGATAGTAAAAGTTTGTCCCTAAGACCCGATATGATCTCATTAGTATTGATATCAGAGATCTCAAGTTTCTTCATAGCCTCTATATGCCCAAGTACTACTGGTCTAATTGCTTTAGGTGCTTTATCATTTACAATAGCTTCAAGGACAGGAAAAGAAGGGATTTGATGTGTATCAGAGAAGTGCTTTAGGATAGACTTAAATAGGTTTTTTGTATGGTTACTAAATAGGCTCTCATTAAGATCTATTAGTAGCGTTTTATCTTGTTCTTTTATTAGTTTTGCTAGAGCTAATGCTTCCCAGCCTATTGTCTTCATTGATCCTCCTCGTATTCGTATTTTGTCTTAAAGTACGCAACCTCCAAAGCTGGAGGTGCCACTTCTAATTTTACTGCTAGGTATTTACTTCCCTTCATATTAGGGTCCTGACGAAATACTAGATACGTTTCATTATTATATTCTACAATTTCTGGTTCATGGTCTTCAAACATCTATTAATCCTTTCTATAGATTATCTAGAGATCCCCTAAAGGACCTCTAATAGTCTACTTTTGTAGAGCTTTTAGTTGAGCTTCAAGACTAGCAATACCTTCTTTATAGGCATCAATAGTTAATACTAGTTGCTCTGCCTGTTCAGCATCGGCAAGTTTTTTACGCTCAGCTAATACATTATCCCATCTAGCAGAGATTTCAGAAGCATCTAGCCAAATATCACCACCCCTAAGGACTCTTTTAATTTCCTTTTTGGTTAGGAAATATTTATAGCTATCTTGCATCATCTTTTTCTGCTGTTTTGTGGTAAAGGTTACATGGGCCTCAACTTCTTGGTGCTTACCAGAATATCCGTAACTAGGATTGTGAATCATAAATTCAGCTTGAGGTTCAATAATCAATTGATCACATTTAAGTGCTATAAGTGTTCCCATGCTTGCAACCTCCCCAAGAATAACCCCAACAACTTGTGCTGGTGACGCATTCATTGCCGAAATAATAAGATTGCCACCATCGAAATAACCACCGGGAGTTACTAGAATAATCTCAATAATATCATTTTCTGTTAGTTCTGAGGATAGTTGAGCAAAGTTAGTGTACCAACTCGGTCTTTCAACTTGATCTGTTAGATAAAATGATAGAATATCTCTATCATCAACTGTAGTAATGATAATACCATCTTCAATAATATCTCTACGGATTTGTGGGTCTGTCTTGTATAGATCTAGGTATGTCATATATTTCCTTTATTTATAGATTTCATTGACAAAGTTAGCAAGATCAGATCTGTAAATCTTATCTAAGCGCACATAGTTCATCAAGTGACTAGATCCTAATTTCTCATGAAGCTTTCTAAAACCTTCTCTACCCCTGTTAATACCATATGTTTGATCATATGGATCACCAATTAGTACGATTTTAGATCCTGTTGCGATTCTCGATATCACCATCTTCATAATATTGTTGTCTAGTAGTTGGTATTCATCTACTAATACGATTGAATCGTGCAATGAAACACCTTGGATTGTTTCCAATGGTAACATTTCAAAGTATTCATCAAAGATTTTCTTTGCAGCCTCATCTTCACGATCTGCATCAGTGCGCTCATATAGGAATTTCAAGTTTGAAATGATCCCACCTAACCATTCACCAAATTTATTCTCAACTTCTCCCGGACGGAAACCAAGAGCTAGTCGCTGATCTGCTGCAATGTTAGGGCGTGTTACAAGAATTTTATGATAACTTTTAAATCGTTTCTGTCCTCTAACACAAGCTAGAGCACCGCATAAAGATAGGATTGTCTTACCACTACCAATAGCACCTTCTAGGATTGTTAGTGGTACTGATGCGTCAAATACGGCGTCTAATGCACATGCTTGAATTGCGTCAAGAGGATCCACAAGAATGCCAGCATCCCGAAAAGGCTTAGAACTCTTAGGAACTCTAAGTACTGAATCTCCCTTTCTAACCCAGATATCAATATTCTCAGCTAATCTATATACAATGGCATACTCATTCTCTTGTAGAGAGACATCAAACTTCTCTTCGAATTCTACAAGTTGTCTTGATTTATCCGAAATCCAATGTGTATCATAGTCTAGATCGCCAGATACTTCGACATAACCAGTGTAGTTAGGATCACTAACTGGATTCAATTCCTCCGTCTCGAGGATAGGAACCCCCGAAGCATACGCAATTGCCATTGCTCCAATATCACCAGTAAGAATTGGTATATCACGTTCTGCTGCTGCTTGGACAATCTTTTCATCTGGTGTCTGTTTCTCTTGTGGAATATCCACAATTTCCACAGTTTTATTTTTAAGACCTTGGTACAGGTATTTAATAACTGTTTGTGCGGTCCTACGAAGATCAGGATCTTTCTTTAAGCCATCAATCTCATGAAGTACTGTATAAGGTATTACTGCATGGATTGACTCATCAGCTAAGATCTCAGGATTATTTAATAATACATTTGTATCTATTACTATCTTACTAATTATAAATCCTTTATGTCAACATATCTACGATATTCTCAAGTTCCAATCTTGGATTACGGTCATATCGTTTACAATAGGAGATGAACTCTTGTAGACAATCCTCAAACTGAATATCCATATTTACCTGCTCCAGAAAGAAGTCAGAGTCACTTCGCATATCCTGTTCGTATTGTATATCTCTTGCCATTTCTTCAGCTTTCTCTTGTCTTAAGTCGGGAAACATTTATCCTCCTTTTGTGTTAACACTAATTCAACAATCTTGTCTACTTTGTCTTTTCTATTCTGTTGGGCATGAATAGCAGCTGCGGCTTCAACACATTTCTTACGTGTTGGATAGATACAACTACCACGCATACCATATTTCCACTTCCCATTTGAGCATTTAATACATGGCATAGTTTTCCTTTAGAAGTCATCCATATTCAAAGAGCCTTTTGAGTAGTTCTTAACAGTACCCTCAAAGAAGTTAGTCCTTGTGTTATTAGGATCTTCATATTTTTTCTCTAGTGCTACCAGAGGAGACTTTCCTACATCTTCAAAGATAATACCATACCCAAGATTACTACTAATCTGGTTAGCTTTATCTTTCACGTACCAGCTAATAGCTGTATCTGAGAAACCTAAGATTTTACCATTGGTAATATATTTAGTCCACTCGATTTCAATTTCTGCTGCCTCACGAATCATAGAGATTGCTCTATCTTCTAAGGATGCAGATCTAATCTCTGGATACTGACGCAGTAATGTATTGTGAGCATTCTTGAACAAGGCTAAGTGTGTCTTCTCATCCCGACAGATAAAGGATACTTGTGAAGCAGATCCTTGCATTTTATCTCCAAGACTCCAGATAGCAACAAAACCGCCAAAGAACACAATACCCTCTAGGATATTATTAGCTACACAAGCTAAAGCAAACGTCTCTAGAGTTGGGCTATCTGATGCTAGACTTGCATACATGTTAGAAATAAACGCATTCTTCTTTGCTAGCACTGGATCACTACGATGGAGCTCATAGATTAGATCAGTATTCGGGGAAATGTCTTCAACCATAACAGCATATGTCTGTGAATGGAGTGCCTCCTCAAAAGTTTGACGTGCGAGGCAGGAATTAATAACAGGATCTGTAACATATGGGTTTATGTTATCTGCAAGATTATTTGTTTGTTCACTGTCATTAAAGATCAATTGTGCTAGTGCAAGATCATACATCCGATGTTCATCGTTAGATAACAGTGGGTAAGCACGTTTATCTGGATTCATATCTGTCTCTTGTGGGAACCAAGTGTTTTTAAGCATTTGCTCCCAAAGATTCAAAGACCATTTATTTGTAGGCTTAGTAAAGTTGATGATACCAGAGGGGCTACCTCCGGCAACAAATGCTTCATTAATCTTTTCAGTGGTTAATGGATTATAGATTTGTTTTCGTTTAAGCGTTACTGACATCCTGAACACTCCATTGATCTGTCAACTGCACTACTGTCAGTATCCTCTGGGGATTTACTGCGAAGATAGTATGTTGTTTTTACCTTTAATTTCCAAGCGTACATATACAGATCACTTAGGTACTTGCCACTAATCTTTTCTGGATCAACGAAGATATTCAAGCTTTGCCCTTGATCAACCCATTTCTGCCTAATTGCTGCAAGTTTAACCAGTTTCATTTGGTCTACTTCATATGCTGGAGTATAATATGCCCAAGTATCTGGAGATAAGTTAGGAGCAACTACAGGGATCAGCCCAGATAAGTTTTCTTCATACCATTTTCGCTTATAGATTGGTTCGATAGACTGAGTAGTACCTACTAGGATAGAGATAGAGCTTGTAGGTGCAATTGCCATAATGTAGCCATTACGCATTAACTTACCTTCAGCTTCCCACTTAGATCCCTTCCAAGCAGGATACACTCCACGCTCTTCAGCTAGATCTTGAGACGCCCCCTCTGCAGCATATCGAATATTACCAAGTACAGAATCAATCAGTTTTTCATGCTGTTCTGACCCAAATTCAATTTGTTTTTCCGCAACCATCTGTGCTTCGCCCATGATACCAAGACCAACAGATCGTGTACTGTAATGAGTATTTTTTGCCTTCTCTACCGGATAAAAATTTAGGTCAATGACGTTATCCAAAGCTCGCATAGCTACTGGTACGATCCGATCAATGTCCTCTTTAGAGTTAATTTTGGATAGATTAACAGATGCAAGATTACATACGGCAATATTATTCTCATCAGTAAAGTGGAGGTATTCCATACAAAGGTTCGAAGATCGAATAAGTCCTTTATGTGGATTCATATGGGCATCATTTACAGTATCCTTAAAACCTAAGAATGGTGATCCGGTTTCAAAATAAGAAATGATAATCTTTCTCCATAGCTCCTTCGCTTTAACTACTCTCTTTCTGATACCTTTTGAATTTTCGTAAGACTCATAAGCTAGTCTAAACGCATCACCAAATACTTCTGAAAGATCTGGAGTATCATATGGATCAAACAATGTCCAATCAGCATCAGCTTCTACACGTTCCATAAATAGATCAGAAGCCCATACAGATGTAAATAGATCATGAGCCCGTCTACGCTCTTCGCCGGAATTCTTTTTGAGGTCTAGGAAATCATAGATGTCCATATGCCATGTCTCAAGATACACATTAATCGCACCTTTACGAGTTCCAAGCTGATCTACGTAATTTGCAATATCATTTTCTATCTTAAGGGCTGGAATAACACCAGCAGCAGCACCTTTATGTCCAGCAATAGTTGAACCTAAAGCACGAACTCTTGTCCAGTCCCATCCAATTCCACCACCATACTTAGATAGTTGTGCTTGATCAGCGTAAGAACCGAAAATATCCGTTAGATTATCAGCAGTAGACCCAACAAAACAACTACATAGTTGGGGAGAAAGTGTTCTAGCATTGGATAACGTAGGAGTTGCCATCATGACTTCAAATTTAGAAATCATATCATAGAACTTTTTAGCCCACTTATTTGGCTTCTTCTCGTTTTGAGCTAAGAACATTGCGATAGCCATAAACATATGCTGTGGTAGTTCGATCGGATCACCTAATTCATTTTTTAGGAGATACCGATCATATAGTGTTCTAATGCCTAGGTATGTAAACTGCATATCACGATCATAATCAATGTATGCATCCAATTCTTCCAGATCAAATTTATCCCTCAGATCCTTCTGGATTCTACCTTCAGATTCACAAAGATCAAAATATTCCTCTAGTGTTCCGTAACCAGTGTACCCATTGACTCTATGATAGAGATCGTATAGAAACAGCCGAGCTGCTACAAACGACCAGTTTGGTGCATCAATATCAATCTTATCCACTGCTACCTTGATAAGAGATTGTTGAATTTCGCTTGATGTAATATCACCAACAAGTCGTAAACTTAGGTCTAGTTCAAGCTCCTCGTATGAAGTGCCTTTGAGACCATTTGTGGAATCTTGAGTTTGCTTACGGATTTTGGAGATATCAAATTCTTCATAAGATCCGTTGCGTTTAATTACTGCCATTATTCTCCTTTTGGTTGATTGGTAGAATCCCGATATAAGCCATCAAGAGTATAGTGGAAGACCATATACTACTAGCTAGGAAATATGCTACCATTACCAATGGTTCCTTAGCTATGATAGCCATCACTGTAGATAGAGATAGGAATGCTAAGGCAATAAGTACTAGTACTCTATCTTTAAGCATCTACCATCTCCCATACGATATTGTCACGCTTTCTTAGGACACCATTAAGTACTACAAATGGGGAAGTTAGACGTTTAGCTTTACTTCTAGATACTAATTTAATAGATCCAGATATTTTATGTTTGATATGCACCCAATAAGTAGGCAAATTACTACGGTCTGACTTTGAGCTCTTACGTACATGCTTACGAAGTTTTTTATTTTCCAGTTTGTTCTTTTGACTCATATACTTCCTTTATGCTTTTTGTTGACGATCAAAGTAATCTAGAAACATTAGATTACAACCCAAATGGTACAAATGAGACTCACCACTCTCTGGATCAATCTTTTGCCCATCCATATAGGCTAGTAGATGTCTTAGTGCAGCACCTAGATACCGCTGTTGGTCTTCATCTGTACTACCCTTTTTCCAATTATTTGCTGCGTATTTTTTTGCACCGAAAGTTAAAATCTTACTAATACCTAATATAAAATTAGGATCAATAAGTTCTACTCTAATTTTTGCATCATCAAATTTCATCAATCCCGAAGCTGGTTTATCCACATACACTCCTTTAGTATAGAATTTGGATTTAGTACCTAACATAAAAGTCACCCAAAAGAAGATCTTTAATGTCTTCATATGAGGTCGCTAAGTGTAAACGTTCATGTTCACGATCAGTTTGACTATGGTAGTAACGATTTCCCGGATTAAATAGGATAGCTAATTGCTCAGTATTATCCAATTGCCCTTCAATGTTATGCAGACCATCATCAATTAGAACACCATTTTGACTAAACTTCCATTTAGGTTCTTGTGTGTGAATTACAGGAATATTTGGAAAGTATTTAGCAATATGTTTCTCTTTTGCGAGCCTAGCTTTAGGGTGTGTGTGGGTGAGAATCTGAACCTTATACTCTTTTTGTAACTCAGCAATCAGAGATTCTGCACCAAGGAACGGTCTAATACGCTTAGCATACAGATCGGACTCCATAAATATGTCAGCGTGTACTTCTAGAATAGGATCATGAAATGATTTAATCTGATCATGCCGAATTCGGATTCCCTTGGTCTCATAGATTTCTTCAAGCCAAGCATCTAAGAAATCTACAAGAGTAGAATCATAGTCTATATATACAATACGATCCATTAATATCCTTCAAACAGAAATGGATCTGTTTTATGCAATGCTCTAACACATGCATCTTGTTTTGCCTGAAGACCACAAGTGGAATAAAGCTCCACTAGTTTTCTACTACTGCTTTTCGTGAACAGGCTCTTTAAATGTGCTTTTATCTTTAATGATTTTCCCTTTGGCATCAGTCTTTTTTCCTTTTTGTTTGTTTGCTTCTGTGATGTTACGCATAATATCGTAAGGAGATCCTAGTTGTGGATTGTCATTACAGATTTTTGTAAGAGATCCGATGGCAAATACAATAATATCTCCGAAAGCATCAGCAATACTATCAGGAGTCATTAATCCTCTGAATGTTGCCATCAGCTCGTGATCATCAGAATCTCCTTTTTCATATTTACGGTACACCTCAATGATTGAGGCTGCAAATTCTCGTCCGCATTCTTTCGCATCACCAAAACAGAAAACCTCTAAAAGTTCTTCCATAATAAATGCTGACTCCCTCTCAACATCAAATCCTTGAGTATCAAGATTGCGTTCTTGATTCCATTCCATTACTTCTTTTATTACATCATAATTTTGATTCATTTAGTTCCTTTACTTAAAATGTAGACAAGAACAACAGATATTAATAGATATACTGCTGTCATGCTAGTAGCCTAATTTTAGCATCTGATAGTTGTCGGATCTCCCATTGGGCATGTTTATCAGATCTTAGATTAGTAAAATTCTTTAACTGCTTTGGTTGCCATGCAGACCAAACTGTTGTATAGCAGGCTTGAGGAAGAATACGACGAGCCTCTTGAGGTTGTATGCCAGCATCTAGAGCATTAAAGTAATGCTGAACACATAGAGAAATTAACTCTTGTGTATCGTATGAATCTCCAGCCTCCAATTCAGGATCATATGTATCTGTTACAATATTCTTCATACCTTCAGACACGTAAAACTCAAAATCTACTTTTTTGCCTGAAACGTATCTCCGAGATAGTTCTTGCCAGTTAACACGATGCCTGATATACTGTGTTCGTGTTACCATATCAAGTTTTGATAAGAATACTTTAAAGTATTTAGAGATGATCTCGCACTCACTTTCAGTGTTAAAGTAAGTAGTGTAGTCTGTCCCACCAAATTCTTTATCATATAAAGCTGCTCTGAAGTTAGTTAGTAGATACTTGTTATCACCATCAACAACTAACTCACCATATTTCCACATGTTTGGTTGCCTGTATGGAAACCCAAGATCAATTAGACTCCCAGAGATTAGCATTGGTACAAATTCAAAACTAGAACTAGGGAGTCCGATTGATTCTGCCATTAATCGGTTATATAGACTTTCCTTTCCGACAACATTAGGGTTAGCATAACATACAGATGCTACTTGTGTAATAGCCTCAATTCTGCTATCCTCATTTAAATTTGCTCTACTAAAATCCCATAGAGAGACATTAGCAATTCCATCACCAAATAGATTATCCTCTTGATCTACTTTCTTTACGTACTTAAGTTCTTTCATTAGTCTCCTTAGTCTTAGATAAGCCTCTAAATACAGGCTCAATTATGTAGTTATCAACCACGTACGCAACTACATAGCACACAATTATGACTACCATAAAGATTAGTAATACTTGTCCCATAGATTATCCTTTTTATCTACTTATAACTATGATCCTCATATTTCATATCAGAAATATTCATAGAAGTCCATCCTTAACTAGCAATTTTTTGACAGCCTCAATGCCAGCGTCGTGGATCTTAAGACATTCTGTCTGACTAATGCCCTGTTTAGTAGCTACAGTTCTAATATCAAGACCATCCTCATAGATAAGACTTAGCACTACTCTATGTGTTTCTGCTGGAATCGCTTGAATATAACTAAGAATCCAAGACTCATCATCTTCATTATCAGTAGCTACAAATTCATCGTCTAGAGCAGATAATTGAATTGTATTATGTTTATCATAATAGATACTCATAATCTCAAAATGGGAAAGCTTAGTCCCATTAGAGATGGTAGAAACATCTGGATATCTACCAAGATTCTCTGTTGAATAAGTCTCAATGAATTTTTGGATAATCTTATATTTCTTATGTCGTCTATTGCGATTACCAAATACATGCTGAATCTGATTTTTGATGGGCTTAACGATGTATGTGTAGAATGAATTTGATCGAGCAGAATCCCAAGAGGTTTGCTCAAGTTTTGTTGCAGTAATTAAAGCCTCTTGAATGAAATCATCCAAATGTGCTGATTGACCATATTTGATTGTCAATTTTTTAGCAAGTCCGATGATACCATCTATGTACTTTGCAGTTTGAGGGTAGCCATCAGTTTTAAGTCCAATTTGGATCTCTTTCTTATTCCCGATAATAGTGCTTGGATTAGCAGTCTTTACATTGCTTGTTGACATAGCAATCCTTTACGCATTTTGCAAAAGTTTTAATGGCATTCCAGATGCTTACACTCACTTCTTTGATATCACTCCAGATTAAAGGCCAGTAGAGTTTAAAGAAAACTCCAGTATAGTACTTGATCTTTCCATATACTTTAGATGCTTGCTTTAACATATTCTCCCCCTTTAGGAAATTCATGAGTATCACCTAAGATCCAATCTAGCAATAAAGGCATTTGATTGTATACTTCGGTTTTTACTGAAGTGCTGTCTGAAATTTCTACCGCCAAACCGTCATCTCGCACTAGGATAGTATAGGCATTTCCAATACATTGAGATACAATACGCTTTATATCATTAATATCCTCTACATCTTCATACTGGGAGTAGTCCTTAGGGTTTCCAAAAATCTTGTACTTAATCAATACTCTCATATAGTATCCTTTATATTGAAATTATAACATAATAGAGCTTATGTTTGGCTTATATCCTACAGTTTCATGTAGTCATATCTAGCACCCTTAGAGGATTCAAAAGTTATTGTACCCTCTAAATGTGCTTTCACTAGGACCCCTCTGGTCCATTCAACTTGATCATTGGATAACCATACGTGCTGTCCATACAACCTACGTATATTGTGGTAAAACTCGGGCTTCATTTGGTGCCCTTAGAGTAAAGATCCCTTACGTATACCATAAGATCATCAATATCTACATCAGACCAGTTCCAGTACTTGAGAAGTTCACGGGTCTTCTCTTCACCAAGTGTGGTAACTAGGTTTCGTAACATTTCCAGAAAGTCTGTAATTTCCATACTAGTGTTCTCCTCTGATACAGGTAAGCATAGTTATTCCTTTAACATGCCAGAAGTATAGTACCGATCCAATTAATTTTTTAGCGTAACTTCCAGCAATATAGGCACCATGTACACACATTCGGTATACTGTTCCCGGAAGTAATTCATTTTTTGCCATGTGTTTTCCTTTATGTGTATTTAAGCTGCATCTAACTTTTGTCTATGCTCTTTAATTTCTGCAATACCGATACCGTTTGGAAGTGTAATTTGATTCTTCCAAGAATATCCAATATCTAATTCTGCTGTTAGTGGGATTGGTTGGTCTTCCACAAAATCCTCTACCATATACTTAATTAGGTTATCATTAGTCCATTTAATGACCTCTGGATCGTCTCTAATAAGTAAGTACAAAGCATCATGAATTTGATTTATAAGGATGACTTTATCTTCCATACGGTCACGTTCAATTGCTTCTTGCATTTTAATGCCAGCACGGTTTGTTAGAAGTCCCCAAGACTGTACTGTCATATTATTTAGTGAGCGTTCTTCACTAGACCTAATTCCATCATCTGCTGAATAGATACCCGGAGTACGCAGTTTGATGCCGTATGCACCGATAACATACCCATGCTGTCTTGCAAACATTGCATTTTTCTGTGAGTATTTTAGGGTTGCAGAATAAAGTTCATCGTATGAATCATTAATCGCTGTAGCGCGTTCTCTACCACATCCCATAACTTTCATGATCTTAGAGATGCCGCCGCCATACTGTTTTAGGAATGAGATAGGTTTACTATCATCTCGTAGATCAGAAGCCTCCTCTTTGATACGATTGATAGAAGAAGGGTCAGTAGGATCTAGGAATAATCCACGCTCTTCCAGTTCTTCCTTAAAGAAGACAGAACAACGTAAGCTATGCCCATCGTAGCCATCAGAGAATTCTTTAAGTTTATTGGGATCATTAGCTAGGATTGCTCCCACACGATCTTCTAGAGCTCCAAAATCTGAGCCAGCAAATAACCAACCCTCTGGGGCTACAAAACAACCCTTAATAAGCTTACCGAATTTAGAGCCACTAGGCATATTCGCAAAGTTAGGATTTGAGGAACTTAATCGTGCTGTTTGTGTTCCACCGAGGTTTTGATTTCCATATAGTCTTCCAATTGGATTATCATCCTCAACGGAAGCCCAAAGTTCCTCAAAAGTCTTTAGGAATGTTGATAGGATAATTCCTGTTTGACTTACAGTAATAAGACCCTCAAGGACTTCCTTACGTTCCTCATCATGCTCTTCAGATAAATATTCTTTGAGAACAGCACGGCCTGTTGCCGGAGCTCCAGATTTGGTATACTCAGTAACCTCATATTCCATAATATCAAATAGGAGTAATTGTTTCTGTTGGGAAGATGCAGGATTAAATTGGATATCAGAGAAGTCCTCAGCTGTCAATTGTTTGACTTTATGGGTCTTATTGTATTTTTCTGCTGCTTTTTCTCTTAATTCCTCTTCCGCTTCTTTGACGTAGTAGTTATTCCATAAGAGATTCTTAGCCTCTGTAAAGATTTCATCTACATCATTATAAGCATCTTTAACTTTATCAATATGCAATGGAAGTCCAGCTAGCATCATATTAAGAAGGTACTTAGTTGATGGTTTTATGATCTCCTCATATGGTGCTTCTTGTTCTTCCTCTTTAAGTTGCTTAACCAGTTTCTCATACAGCCAAAAAGTAGCACAGGTATCTGTACCATTGTACTTTGCTAACTCATCCAGTGGAAGTGATAAGTTATCTGTCATATCTAGAGCATAGTCTCCAGTATACTCTTTAGTTAAGACTTTCAAACCTTTTTCAGGTCTAGCCGTACTATTAGCACATAGATAGTACATAAGCATAGTATCCTCAAAAGGGATACTATTAACTCCTTCTACCCGACCTAAGTGATCATTTTTATGTTCCATAAATAGTTCATGCACTAAGAACTTTCCATCAAATAGGCCATTATGCATAACGTATTTTGATTTATTCGTCTGAAAGAATTTTTTAAGAGCTTGTTTCCATACTTCTTGCATCATCGGATTATGGTATATCTGGTCATACGGAACAACAACAGCATCTTTATCGGTCCAAGAGAAGGCGACTGTAAGCATACGATCAGATTCAAAACGTAAACCAGTACCTTCAATATCTATTGCTAGAATCGGATGCTTATTTAGTTCTTCAAGTTCTGAAGGGTCTTTTAGAATCCTAAAAGAATTAAATTTGAATACTACTTTCTTAAAAGTCCCTGACATAACTTGACCAGCCGTTTCTATACATTTGGTTAGTACAGGTCTTTTTGATGGTTGCGCGGAAGTTACAGCA